TCACGACTTGGAGAGATCCGCGCTGCATAATGATCGTGCCTCGACCTCCAGAAGCCACTGCTCCACAGCCTGGCGCCGGAACAATAGCCGGCGGCCCACGCGAATCACAGGGAGCGGTGGCAGACCAGGCCTGTGGCCGTTGACGATCGCCCAGAGTGTGCTCGGCGAGATCTGTAGTAGCCTGGCAGCTTCACGCCGATTTAAAAGTTCCATTTGCGGCTCACACACATTCATGGCTCGTTTGTGACGGTCCGGGCAACTCAAAAATCCCTGCGGCGGCTTGAGGCGCGTACCTGCGACCGCCGCCGGAGCCATCAGGAGTTGATGGAACGTCTGGCCGGATGCGCCAGCTTGGAGCTTGGCTGTGTCGCCGGGGGCGCCCGAAGAGGCGGCCAGGCAGCGGCTCGGCCTCGGTTGACGGCGGCATCATCCAACCACTGCGGCTGTCGGCTGTCGCCATCAGCATGATGTACGCTGCCTTCCCGCGGCCACGCCAGACCGCCTGCCCGCGTCGGACGGCTACTGAGGCGGCCTCGATGGCCACATGGCCGAGCAGCGATCCCGCAGCGTCGCGCACAGGCACTCCCGGCCTCCCGCGCCGGCTGGGGCATTGCCGGTTGGCCCGTCGAAGGGCAGTCATCCGGCGGGCTCCAAGTAGGACTTCGCGCGGGAAAAAATTTCTTCGACCGCGGCTCGAAGATTCACGACGATGCACGATGCCGGGGCTGGGCGTCCAAACGGGGCGATGATCTTTGTCAAGTCCTCGACCTGCTGCACAGCCGCGAACTCGAAGCCATGCGCGTCGGGAATCAACACGCCGTACTGGTGGCGTCCGTCCAGCGCCGAGTCAACGACCTCCGCTGCGAATCGCAGTGCGACTTCTGCGCGAACACCGACGTCGGTCAACACCGCGCCAACCCGCAGCCGGACAAGGTCGCGGTAATCGAAGAGCCGCACGCCCCGGCCGCGGCCACCGGTTCGGCCCGCCGGAAGGACGAGTTGCCTGTCCAGCCAGCCTTTGAGGGTCGGCGACTTTACGCCGGCCAACTCGACGGCGTCGGCGATTGAGAACCAGGCGTGTCTAATATCCGTCTTCATGGTTACATAATAACGCGAGCGGAAATTCGATCTCAACCCCTTGCAAAAAAAAATGCGCGCGGGGAGGAGCAGGCCCCGTGCGCCTTCGAACGGGCCTGGCCGCCAGCGCGGCCCTAGCCACAGGAGGGGCTTCAATAGCCGGGTTGACCCCGTACTGCGCCGGCGCGCCGCGGCCGGTCAGCCCGGGCTCGATCCCGCGATTCACGCCGACGCAGCTCGCCGACCAGCGCATGAAACAGTCCATTCAGATCGTGGATCGCTGCGCGCAGGTCCTCTTGGGGTATCGCGCCGATCGGCGCGCCAGCGTATTTTTCAAGCATGCACGGCACGTTCAACCGCAACCGCATGATTAGACTCCATCGGCCCGATGCGCCCCACGATGATCGAGCACTCCGCACCCAAAGTCCAAGCGGCAGCGCCACTCCACGCCGTCCACCTCGAAGCCCTGGCGGAAATCCACCATCGGCCCCTCCTGGCCCTCGAGGTACGAATACTCGAGCACGGGCGCCAGGTCGGGCGAGGCGAACAGATACCACGCCGTTGCGCTCGCCGCGTCGAGCCGCGGATCGGTCACCAGAGTCAATTGACCAGTGAACAGATTGGCCTCGGTGATTGACGTCGGGTAGATCGTGCTGGCGAGAAGCTGCTGGCCCGTTGTCTCCAAGCTCGCCGGCACAACCAGGAACGCGGCCGCGATATCGAGCACCGTCGCGCCATCCAGACCCTTCTGAACACGCATCGCCTTGCGCGCCGAGCTCAGCGCCGTCAGGCCCAACGCGCTCCCCGATCCAGTGCTCAAGTTCCCGTGGTTGGCGTGAAACAGCGCCACGCCGTCATTCATGACCGGGTTGATGATCAACAGGTCCGCGAGCAGCTTCCCCTCGACCTGCGCCGCCGCCTGGCCATAAGCGCGCGCGAAATCGGCGAATGCGCCCAGATCGTCGTTGACGAGGGCCTGCCGCGTGATGCTAAAGATGCGCGCATAGGTCGCCAGCCGGTAGCTCTGCTTTGTTTCGGCCCGGCTGCCATAGGTGATTTCGCCACCCTCGTTCACCTTGAGCAACTGCGGCATCTCGCCAAGCCGGAGCACCGCCTTGTCGCGAAAATCCCGCGCCGTCGAACGCCTGGCCACGCGTTTGATCTGCGGTTCCGCGGCGTGGTAGGCGTCCAGCATCATGCGTTGGCCGGCGCCGCTCAGCAAATTCGGAAAATCCGAAGTTGTGTGCATCGCCATCTTGATCAACTCCGCCGGCCGCCGCGTGGTGACCGATACGCCACCCGCGATCAGACACTCCCGCGCCAGCTCGTGCAGCGGCACGCCCATCCACTCCCGCGCGCCTTCGCTCGGAGCCTTGCCCGAATAGCGGCAGGCCACAGCCTCGCCCATGCGCTCGGCGAGGTTCTCGCGATAGTCGCGCGTCACCACAGCCGAATGGCTGCGGATCGGCACACGCTCGCTTTCAGCGGCCAGCTTGTCGAGCACGGCCGATCGCGCTTGCTCGATGGTGGCGCCAGCCGCCACCAAGCCCTCTGCGAAGTCTTTGGGCAGGCGCGCCGCCAGCACGATCCGGCGGATTTCCGCCGCCGGATCCACGCTGGAGCCGCCTCCAATCATCGTTTCGTTCTTCTGCATCTGAACCTCCCTTTTCCGTCCTTTGAATCCGGCCCCTGGATCGGCGCCGATGGGGACGAGGGAGACTTCCTCGGGCTCCCAGTCGGTCGCCAACATTTGTTTGACCTGGTCGCCGTCCTTTGTGATATCGACCAGTTTGTGAATCGCCACGCCCATGCTGGCATTCTTCAAAATGCCGTCCTGGACGTCCTGCCAGATCGGATCCACGTCGGTGCGCTTCGAGAACCGCACCTGCGCAACCCCCCTGCCGCCTTCCAGCCACGCCTTCTCTACGACGCCGATGACGTCATCGACCGTAAAGTCGCGGTGCGAATTGAGCAGCGGTGCTCCGTCGTTCAAGCGCCCCAAGCGCACATTCGCGGGGTCCATGCTGAATCGCAAGTCGTATGCACCGCCCGGCCCCTGGCGCCGCACTGGCGCGCCCGAATAGAAGACCAGCCGCGCCGTCCGGTCCTCGCGGTTCACCGCGCCCTCGAAATGCGCCGCCAGCCGCTCAATCCCCAGAGTCACGCGCTGAGGACCGCCATCCAAATGCGTCATCTCCGTCGTGCTCGACGAGGCCTGATGCGCGCTCTTGTCGAAATTCTGATCCACCCATTGCTGCGCTTTCGCGAGGGTCCATCCATCCTCTTTCGGAAACCGCAGCGCCTGGATCGTAGTGTTGGTCTCGCCCTTGAGCTTCCCAATGACGGCGAACACGCGCGGCTTGTCCGCCTTCAGCGTAATCGTCCGGAAGCTGTCGGTCTGGAAGTCGTTCGGATCGCGCACGCGATGCAGAATCTCGGTTGCAGTCTGTTCCCAAGGCATTTGATAAGCCCTCCTCAATTAATCGAGATCAACGGCGCGCGCCAGAGCGTCTTGTCCACGCCAGAGGCCGCCGCCTCTGGCCTCGCCCCGTCTACGGCCTCCTGCGCCTGCCGCGCTTCGATCTGATCGGCAAGCAGCAACAGCGCGCCGGCCAGCGTGCGCGCCTGGCTTGGCTCGAGCGGCAGGATGTACTCCTGCCCGTCCACCACACTGTGAAAGTGCAGCATCGGCTCGATCCGTAGAGCCAGCGCCAACGGCTTGAGTTTTCGTTGTTTCATTGTTTCATTCGACCTCCTCGTTAAATGCCCATCGTTGCCTCGTCCGCCCGCCAGCGCCGCCGCAACTCCTGGCCCAGCGGGCCGACTCGCTTTGTCCACCAGCCTTCAGACGGCGACCAGTAGCGGTACAGCAGTTCCATCGTTGCCGCGGAGTCCACTCGTCCGTCCTTACCCAGCATCACCAGCCCTTGAGCCACAAGCTTGGTCACGTACGGTTGGCTGATGCCAAGGTCTCGGGCCAGCTCGGTTTTCGTCATTGCGTCATCCCCCCGTCAACTTCACTGAATTTTTCGTCCTGCCGGTAGCCGCAGCGTGCAATCGCGCCACCCGCCGCCGAGACACCACAGGAAGGACCCAGACGTGCCTCGCATCTTCGGAATTTCCGAAGATGGCTCACCGCTCGACCAGGCGCGCCGTGCATGGCCGCCTTGCCGCCACAGTGGGGTGATGCCCCCGGGCTTGGCCGGCGGTCAGCCGCCACAACTTTCTCAAGCAGAGGCGGGAGATCCTCGAGCGGGCCCAAACGATCCTCTGGGATGCGGCCGAGCAGCGCCGCCAGCTCGCGGCAGAGATGCCATGCTCGGGCAACGTCGCTCGGCGGTGGCGATTCAAATGGTTTCATTCGTTCGTCTCCTCTCTGTGCCTGGGGTTCTTCCCGCGTCGGGAGTGACACAGCGCGGCCCCCAGGCGGACGCCGGCGGATGCCCCGCCTAGCCGCCGGCGGCAGCGCCAAAAATCCTTTGGCCAGCCCGGTCAGGTCACGCGCGTGACGCCACACGCCGCCTGACGTCACGCCACCCTCTAGTTTTTTCAATGACTTACCACAGGCGTGACGTCACGTGACGTCAAAATCGGTAAAATCATATACGCGAGGGTTTTACTAAGGGGATTTTGTCGAAAATGACGTCACGAAACGTCACGCGCCGTGTTTTCAAATACTTAGCGCAGGGTAGTGGCGTCACGCCTCTCCATCCACTAGCAAACCGATGCCCCGCCACCCTCTGCCTGTGTGCTTCCGTTCAGTTTGGCATCCCCTTGCCTTTAACCCGTCAGCAAAGTCTCGCGCGTTGAGCACGTGGCGTTCGCCGTTCTCCTTGCAGTACTTCTCGTAGGCCTCCCGTAGCTTCGCCGCTGGCGTCCAGGCATGTGGAGCCAGGACGCAGCAATCGGCGATGAAGTCTCTCAGCGGGTCCATGTCGAGGCGGTATTGCTCGGTGGCCTCCTCCACCACCTCGGGGACGCCGAGACCCTCTTCCTGCCATCGGAGGCAGCCTTCCACGGCCCAGGCGAGGATTGCCGGGCCGGATTCCTCGACGTCCTTCAGCCGCGCCTTAACGCTGGGGTCCCGCCGCGCCTGTGGAATTACACTCTCGAAGGGGATGCGCAGGATGCGCCGCCACATCGCCGAATCGTCATGGCGCACACGCGGCGCGTGATTCGCGGCCAGCCATAGTTTGAACTGGGGCACATACTCGAATGCCTCCTGGTAGAGAAAGCGTGCCCGCACGGTGTCGCCGCCGGTCAGCAACTTGATCAGGCCTTCGGCGAGCTTCTTCCCTTCGTCAACCTCGATGGAGACCACGAACCGCCGCCCCGCCAGCTCCGCGATATCGTTCCGGACGGCTCCGGCTTCCCGCCGCTGCACGAACGACTCGAAGTCAGCCGTCTTGGCGTAGTCGCCGAGGGCGGCCTTGATCGCCTCGAGAAAAGTTGACTTCCCCGCAGCCGCCGGACCGTGGACAAAGAACAGCTTCTCTTCGGCGGCCGATCCCGTGAGGCTGTAGCCCACCGCGCGTTGCAGGAAGGAGATCAAGTCCTCATCGCCGCAGCACGCCTCCCGCAGGAAGCGCTCCCATAGCGGGCTTCGCGCGGATGCGTCGTAGACAACCGGGGCAAGTTTGGTGCAGTAGTCTTCGCGCCGGTGCGGCCGCAGCTCGCCGGTTCGCAGGTCGATGGTCCCGTTCAGGCAGTTCAACAAGAACTGGTCCGCATCAAAGTGCTCCGGCAGGATTGGAATACCCGGCTCCGATTGTGCGGATACCAATGCGGCCTTCTTCTTGTCGGTGGATTCGCTCCGGATGGCCCACAGCGCTGTCTGCTTCTTCCGGTCCGCATCGGGGATCTCCCAGGCCGCCTGATAAAGTTCCCTCGCCACAGACTTGGCCAGATCCATTACTGCGCCGTTGCGGTCGGGTTCCCATCGGCGCCCGGTCCACACCCACCAGGTTTTCTGCGGGTGGCAGTAGCGAAGGTTCTCGCCGTGGCGCAGCACCAGGCGCTCGGCGTTGCCGCTGTCGGTCAGCGGGAACCGAAGGAAGCGATCATCTTGATGCTCTCCGGAATCCGTATCGGGCAGCGGCTTTGCTTCTGGCGCCGTTCCCGAAGGCCCCCCCGCCTTGCCTTTGACGCGCCGGCCCGGTCGGTAGAACTCTGTCGCGCCGTCCAGCGCGCGGGCGATGGTCGCCTCGCGATAGTCGGCTCGCTCCCACTTATCCCTCATCAACCCGGACTGGCGGAACAGGCGGTCGATCCGCGCGTGATCGCCGCCGGCCCAGAACGCCAGCAAGGCGCACAGCGCCAGGTCGGCCTCAGACTGCGAGGCGTAATCGGCCTGCCATTCGCCTCGCCACAGCTTGAGGAACTTGCCGCCATCTTTGGCCTCTGAGGCCTTCCGGATCAATTCCTGATCGTCCAGGTCAACCTCGGCCCCCCCGGCACCACCAGCGCCCTGTGTGCGCGCCTGGCGGCCGTTCTGCGCGAAGACCTCGGCGTGCAGCGCCGCCAGTTCTGTTGTACGGTCTCCGATGCCGCACTCGTTCAGTCGCGCGCCTGTAATCGTGAAGAAGCGGCCGGAGGCATAAACTTCGATCTGGCCTTTTCGCCGGCGACCGGGCGGCAGCGCACCTCGGCAGAGGATATGCACGCCGGTGCCGCTGGGCGAGCCCTCAGCATAGGAGCGCAGCCGGTCGATGATGGTCTGCGCCCACTCCTCGATTGCGCCAGTCTCTGGGTCCCGGCAGTGGTCAAGATCGATGCCTGCCCAGCCGTCACCCAGCATGAAGCCAATTCCGAGGCTGGAATCTCGCCGCGAGGCCTCCAGACAGGCCTCAAACGTGTGCCACGTCGAAGGGTCGTTTGATTTAGCGGGTCTACCATCCGGTTGGACAGGCACCTTGGTAGGCTTGCCATTGCGGCTCTTGGTAGGCTTGCCATTGGGGCTCTTGTAACGCCAGCAGACCCATCGCCGCTCATGCAGCATCTCGCGCGGAAGCGCGGAGGCCTCGGGTTTGGGTGGTACAGGTCCACGTGCTGGAGCTGCTGTCGTCATTGCCGCACCTCCTGGGCAAGGCGCACGAGAATGTCGCCGCACAATGGGCGAAGTTGGATCACCCCGCGCCTGGCGAGCGCCTCGATGCTTTTGAGAAGCAAATTTCGGTTAGCAGGAAGGACGTTAAAACAGAGCGTCTTCAGCGTCACGCCTTGACGGCGGGGAGGCGCGTCCAAGTAATCCAGGACTACTTGTTCAGCGGCGCCCAGGAGAAGGGACTGTGATCCAACTCTCGGATCATGTAATCTGGGGTTGTCGGGTGCTACCGACATATTTCCACCTCACAATCAGCCCTGCCGGCCAGCAGGGCTTTTCTTTTTGCGAGGCGGTCAGGTTGTACGACAGTACGACATGCTGACGGACTTCCAGATGCAACTTATTGAAACCGCATGGAACGAACAAGACTGGACTAGACCGGAAAGTACTTGAGAATCAAGTGAGTCACGAATTCCCAAGCTGGACGTCGTGGGTTCGAGTCCCATCTCCCGCTCCATTTTTCAAACACTTAGGAACACCTACCGATTCCTCTGTACTCCGTTTACTCCATTAAGCCGACTTGCGCCATGCTGACGGCTGGGGTTGCGGTTTGTACTCCTTCTGCCGGACGGCGGCTTCCAGAGCCCGAAGTGCGGCTCGCTTATGCTCCAGGTCGGAGCTCGTGTAGACTTCCAGGCTGACGCCGAGCCCGTGGCCCCTCTGGTCGGCGGCGACCTTCGGATCGACGCCCGCCTTCTTCGACAGGCTGGCGTTGGTCTTGCGCAACACCTGAAAGGTGGCCCACTCCATGCCGATGGCCTCGAGCGCCGGACGCATGTTCCTGCGCCAGAGGTTGTCGAGCGAAATGGGCGTGGTGACTTTCTCGGACGGAAAGACGAAACCATCCGGGCTCGGGTCCTGCGCCAGTTCGGCCCACTCCTTCAACAACTCGAGCGTGCCGTCCGACATCGCGCCTTCGCGGGTCTTGCCGTTCTTCGGCGTGTTGAACTTCCGCTTGTAGACGCGCTCCTCCACCCGGATGATTTCGCCGGCCACCGACTTCCACCGGAGAGCCAGGATCTCGCCCGGGCGCATGCCTTCGAAGATTGCGAGCCGTGCGATCAACTTCTCGCGGAGGCCGAAGGCCTCCAGGTATGTGTGAACCTCCTCTTCCGTCAGCGGGCGCATCGCACGCCCCGGCTGACATCGTTTGGGGATCTTCAACTCGGCCGCCGGATTCCCCGAGATGAGGGAGTCCGATGACGCGAGCTTGAAGATGCCGTTCAGGAACCACCGCAGATGGGCCACCACGCTGAAGGACAACTCCGCCGCCTTGCGGTCGAGGAAATCCTGCAACTGGTCTCTCCGGATTGTGTGGAGCAGATCGTTGGCGAACTCCGGAAGGAGATGCTTTCGGATGATCTGCTCCGATGTCCCCGCGGTCGATTCCTTCCAACCGCGGCGGCCATGCGGCAGGTACACGTCCTCGACGAACTGCCCGAACGTGTACACCGGCCTGGGGCCCCGCGCTGTGCCCTCGTTGATCGGCTGGAGGATGGCCGCCATCGCGGCCTCCGCTTCCCCCTTGGTCATCTTCGAGCACAGCCCGAGCACCTTGGACCGGCGGCTGCCGTCTTCCCACCAGGAGGCAACCCACACGCGATGCCGCCCGTGTTTGCGGGCTTGCAGGCTGCCTTTCTGGAAACGCTTTCGACGCATTTTCTTGCCTCTTTCCTGCGCCGAAGGCGTTGACTCTTGGCATGACCCGGATACTACCATTCGCTGGTGGCCTCCAGGTGGCCTTCTTCAATCCAGCGGTCCAGCCATTCGCGCCGGATGAGGATGCGGCGGCCCACGCGGAAAACACGGGGAGGACGCACGCCCGGCACCTTGCCGTTGATCACGTTCGAGAGGTGCGCCTTGGAGACACGCAGATATTCCGCAGCCTCCTCGAGCGTCATGATCGGCTCGGCTGGCGTGATCGTGGGCATGGCCTCCTCCGGTTGGTTACGCGGGTCCGGTCTGGGCGGTGGGCATCAACAGGCAGTTCACGGTGGTGACGCCGTTGCCGGCGGCGACCGTGGCCACGCCCACCATGGGCTTGCTGCCCGTGCCCGCGGTCTTTGTCAACTTGGCCTGGCCCGAGTCCCAGTAGAGCTTGTCGCCCTGGGCGATGACGTCCGTGGCCACCTTGGGTAACTCGAAAACACCTTCCACTGTGACCTCCACCTCGGCTCCAGAGGCGGCATCGAACGCGGCGACGCCCACAATCGAGCCGGCCACCACCAACTGGCCGCTGGTGACGTTCGCGGGCGCGGTGACCGTGATGGTCTTGCCTTCCTGAACGAAGTTCTTCATGGATCAGATTCCTTTCGGAGTGATGACAACCTGGCGGGGCGACGTGCTGCCGCCGCCCGCCTGTTCGATTTCCTTGTTGATGGTTGTGAGAGCCGCCTGCATCTCCGAGACGCTGCGGTAGGTCATGGAGCGGCCCTCAAATTCCACGCGCAGCGTTCCGCTGCCGATGGCGGCTATCAGGGCGTCGCGCATGCCCTGGAGTTCGGTGAGCGAGAGGGCCATGCTTAGGCTCCTGGATTCGCGTAGATGCCCCGGAAGTCCAGCGCGCCCGCGCCGAAATCGAGACGCGCGCGGATCTGGATGCCATCCACTTCAAAGCCTGCGCGGGTTTCCACCTGGACGCCTTCGCTGCCCGCCAGATAGGCGAACTCGATGCTCGGGAACATCATGGGGTCCGCAGCGACGTACCAGCGCGTGGCCGACTTGGCATCGAGCCGCGGATCGACGATGAGCGTGAGCTTGCCGGCGAACGGGTTGACGTTCGCGGCCTGCGCCGGGTAGATGCTGGCGAGGTACTTCTCGGCGGTGGTTTCCAACTCGGCCGGCACAACCAGGAATTTCCCGGCGATGTCGAGCGGCGTCTTGCCGTCGAGACCTTTCTGCGAGCGCAGAGCGAGCCGCGCGGCCGCCAGCGTGGTGTCCGAGATCGCGCCGCCGCTCGCGGCGAGGTTGCCATGCGCGGCGTCGAACAACTTCTTGTTGTCCGACATCACCGGGCCCAGTCCACTGTTGGCGGTGATCAGGTCCGCGATGAACTGCGCCTCGAACTGCGCGGCCGCCGAGGCGAACAGCCGCCCGATGTCGGAGAACGCCGACAGGTTGTTGTTGACGATGGTCTGGCGGTTGATGCCGAAGATGCGGCCATAGGTGTCGAGCTTGTAGGATTCGCGGCCCTCGGCGATGGTGCCCGATTTGAACTCGCCGTTCTCGTTCACCTTCATGAGCGTGGGTGCTTGCCCCAACTGGATCGAGTAGCGATTGCGGAAATCGTTGATGGTCGCCTTGCGGCAGATCTGCTTGATGGGCGCGGGCGCCTCGGCCATCTGCTCCTGGACCACCTTGTTGGCGACGTCGCCCAGCAGCAACGGAAAATCACTGGTGGAGCGGAGGGCGCGATCCACGATGGAGGCGTCCGACAGCCCGATGGTTTCGATGCCACGAATGCGGAGAAGTTCTTCCGCCTGCCGGACCAGGCTGCGGCCAATGAACGGGCGCGCCGCCTCGCCCGCCTTGTGCGTCGGGTTGATCCTCATGTAGATCGCATCCGCCATGGCGGCGCGCAGGAACAGGGGATCGTCGTACCCGCTTGCCGCCACTACCGGCTGCGCCGTTCGGATCGGAGGACCAGCGCGGCGCTTCATGGCCTCGAAGGCCTCGGCGCGGGCCTGGTCCAGGGTCAGGTTGCGGGCGATCATGTCGTCGGCCTGAAGGCCGGCGATCTGGGCGATCACCCGGATTTCGTTTTCGTGGGTCTGCTCCATCGTTGCTCCTCTCACCTTCGCGGCGGGGTCGGCCCCGATCGCCACGAGGGAAATCTCTTTGCCGGTCCAGGCAGTCGCCACAATCGTGCGCGCGCCTGTGGCCGGATCCTTTTCCACGCGCCGTTGGTTCACCACGTAGCCGACCGAAATCGACCGGATGATGCCGTCGCGAATGTCATTGAGAATGGCCGCCGCGCGCTCGCTGAACCGGAGCCGGGCAACGCCGCGCTCGCCATCAACCTGCGCGCTTTCCACCACGCCGAGGATGCTGTTCACGTCCATGCGGTCGTGGGAGTTGAGCACCGGGCCGCCGATCAACTGCGAAAGGTCGACTGCCGTGGGCGACAGGTCCAGCCGCTCCTGGTAGGGCCCTTCGAGATCGAACCGGCGCACAGGCGCGGTGGTGGCGAAGACCACCTCCACAGTGCGGCGTTCCGGATCGAACGTGGCCGGCTCGAGCGTGGCCGTGCGGGTAACGAGTTCTTCCATTTGCCTCCTTGTGATGGTTGGAAGTCGGCTATCTTCGGAATTTCCGAAGATGCTGTTTGGGCGCATCTGAGGGATTTCCTCAGATGGCGGCCGGGTTGCCTTGCTGGGTGACCTTGCGAGGGTCGGAGTCCAACACGATGCCGGCGGCGTCGGCCGCCGCGTTGCCTGCCGCGATCTGCGCGTCCACCTCGGCCAGGTCATAGCCGAGCGACGCTACTGCCATCTCCCGCGAAATGAGTCCGGCGCGGATCGCCCGCACCATGGCGTCCACCTCGCGTTGCGGATCGGTCATCTGCATGGCAGGCGGCACCCAGGAGATGTTGTCCAGGTACTCCTGAACGCCGCCGTCCACAGGAGGCAGCGCGCCGCGCAGGATCTCGAGTTCGAGCCAGCGCTGGAACACCGGGCGGCAGAGCATGTGGATGAACTGCCATTGCAGGGCGTCAATGTACTTGCGAAGCTCGATCCGCCCCACGCGCGCCGAACTGTAGCTTGTGTCCGAGAGGTCGCCGGTGACCACGTCGTAGGGCAGCCCAAGACCGCTGGCGATGAGCCGCAGCTGCGTCTTGGCGAAGTCCGAGTAGCCCGCGGTCTCGGGGGGATCTGAGAACTCCATGGACTCGCCGGGAGAAAGACGTTGGATCGTGCCCGGCTCCAGGCTGGCGGTCCATGCGCTGTCCTCGGCCCTGCTCGCGCCGAGCGGGTTTTCGTTCGGTGTCGTGATGAAGCCGGTGAGCAACGCGCCGGTCTTCTGCTTGACGAGTGTCGCGCGGTCGAACTGGTCCAGGTCGTTCAGCCGCCCAAGGATCGCCATCAGTTCCGTCACGCCACGAAGCTGGCCGGGCGTCTTGGGCCGGAAGATGTGCAATACTTCGAACGACGGAATGCGGATGCTCCGCGGTAGGCGGCCCGGCTGCCCGGGATGCCACTCGTAGATGTAGTAAGCCGAGCGGCGTGCGCCCGCGAACTCGATCCCGGCGATCACGTTGTCCCGCGTGATCGTGGTGTCGATGAACTCGGCTGGCAGCAATTGCAGCCGCAGCACGCCGTCGTTGTCCGTGAGCATCCGGACGAAAACCTCGCCATCGACGAACATCGACCTGGCGGCGAGGGCTTGCTGCCCGTACCAGTTCAGCATCCCGTCCGCGTCGGAAACTTCGGTCCAACGGTTCCACCGGTTGAGGAGCAGGCCCTTGAGCGCGGCGTCTCCAATCTTCGGCAGCAATGTGATGCCCGGACCGATCACGTTGTCGACGAAGGCCTGCGCCGCTCGCGCCGCGACGGCGTTGTTCGCCACCAGGTAACGAGCCTGGTTCCGCAGCAGCGGACTCGGCGCGACGCGGCTGTAGTCGGGCACAGGGTTGTTCCACAGCCCGATGCTGCGCCGCTCGCGCGCAAGGTCGGCCGCGGCAGAGCGCACCTCGTCATTCCGCCCTGCGAAGCGGTTCTTGAAGATCCAATGGAGCATTGGCTATTGCTTGAAGTGGATGGTGTTCATCTGGCCTCCAACCCCGCTTTTCGCCCGCGCTGGCTGTTGCGGCCACGTCTTTGCGCCCTTAAGTACTCGGTTCAGCTCGACATCGCGTGCGATCTGGGCGCTCTCGCGAAGGTCCGCCTTTATCTGCCTCTCGCAACCGAACCGTTCCGGCCGGTAGCGGACGCCCTCTGGTTTCACGTACCGGATGCGGCTGTGATTGCCTACGCCGACGTAGCCGGTGAGAATGATCCTGGTCGCAACCTCCACACCTGAGGTTGACAGGCGAACCCGTCCCGAATAGTCCACCACCTCGACTGGCGTTGTCTGCCTGCGCAGGATCTCCTCCAGTTGTTCTCCACAGAATTGCATGGGCACATTTCTCCCAATGGTGGGCCCCGGCTTTGCCCGCGGGGCGTGGGCTTACGAACGCGATTGAGCCGACTGTTCCTGTAGCAGGCGCTCAACCTCGAGCAAGACAGGGTGTACAACGCCCATGAGGTCGATGATCAACATGACGGTGTCGCCCTTTGGCGGGCGCATCTGCGTTTTTCGTTCTTCAGTGAAATCCTTCTTGCGGATCGTCCAAGGACGTTGGGTGGTGTAGAACTTGCCGTGCTTGTCTTTGCCGATTGCGACCCAGAAGGATTCGTACTCCGGGAATTCGCCTGTGCGCTCATTTCTAAGCCACTTCGTAGTGTCCAGTGCCTCTGCTTGAAACATCCGATCGAGGGCGTCCGCGATTTCGGCTGCCAAAGAGACAGGAAGACCCCACTCGGTGACGCGGCCCATGACGGTTAACGAGATGATGTTCTTCAGGGAGTAAAATCGCCGCTGACCGTGGCCGGGGTTCTTCTCCGATGCCGGCGTGATGAGTCCGCGATTTACCCAAGTCTGGATAGTAGCCATGGTCAGGCCAGTCGCCCGCATCACTTCGGCGTTCACGAACTGCGGGTCGTTCAGACTGATCAACATCGGCGTCGCTCCGTCCTATCAAGTAGCATGTGCTACTTGCTGCGTTCTGTCAATACTTGCCGCTGCCTCGTATTTAGGCCTTTAGAATCAATGGATTGCTTGACTGGTCGCTGCGGTGCGGTAGCCGTTAATTATGCGAGCGCCCCGGATCACAAAGGTAGAAAAAGGCCATAGCCCTGGTAGCGGCGATCACCGAGGATGAGGGGACCCCTGACTGGCTCGACGAATTCAAGACGTGCATGGGTGAGCACAGCAGAGTCACCTGGCGTCCGATAGCACTCAGCGCGGCGAGTACTCGGTAAGAGCGGCGACGGCGTGAGAATCACGGAACAGGAAGCAGCCACATCTTCTGGGATGCAAATGTGACGCAAGCTGGAGCGGAGCAGGTCCGTCCACTCGGCCAGCCTCCGGAGGTGTCGCTCATTGGCTGACAGTCTGCGCGACCCGTCCGGCGAGTGTGTAGGCACCTTGAATCCGCGCGCAAGCGCGACCGGAATCACAGACTGCCAGATCCGGCTGGAACGTATGAACTGTGACCAAACCTTGTCCCGCTCTGGCCGACCCGGAACCTGCAAGAGCTGGTACGCCGATGTCCCCTTCTCGATGACCTCTCCGTCCATCGCGGCGCACAACACACGGTAAATCTCATGTGCCACACTCTCGATGCCAGCGGCGGTGTAACCCAAAAGCGCGAAACGCCGGACACGACCATCGGCCCTCCCGTGGACGCTGACGGACGGTAATGGCACAAATGCGAGGTGGGGTTGTTCGGTTCGCTTCTCCTCGCCGGGAGGATGCCCCGAAATCAACTCCTGAGCAAGTTCAGGCTGGTCCCAACGCTCCGACCGGAGAGCAATATCCACAGCCCTCTCTCTGATCAGACTACGCCAGAAACCAACGTTCTCGGGGTCGCAGGAAAGCGGCAATACGTCAGGGTCGTCAGTAATTGGAACGAGTTGAAACAGTGAAACATGTATCGGAAGCAAGCCCGTGACCGCTTCGCGCACATAGCCTTGGCGGCTCAGAAACCTGCTCGCCGGCGATCTGCGAGTCCGGGCTGGAACAACCTGAGCATGGTTACGGATCAAGTCATCCGTTGTGCCCGACTTGGCGACCAAAAGATCAACCTCGTAGCCTTGGCTCCTCGGCCACCATTTTTCGTTCTCAACGTCGTTATCCCAGGAAGGGACTTCCCCCAGTAGAATTTGGCCCTCGACACGATCCTCGGCGCGCCCGAGATAACGGACCTGCGCCGTCAAATCCCTCAACGTCTGAAACTGCTGTTCAGCAGCTTGTTGGGAAACAACGTCTTCCAACTGCCAGGTGTATGTAACTGAGAGCGGGCCGCGTGAACGCCCAACAGCGCGGCGCGGCAGCGTGGGAGCAAGCAGAATGGATGTTCGCGTCAGATCGGACTTTGCCGGATTGTTCTGCGGGATCGCCAGTCGAAAGCGCGTTGCCGAAACGTCATCTTCGAAAATTGGTGAGGCGATGATTCGCGGAGGGGGCTGCTTCTCGAGCCAGCGCAGCGCGTCCAACGCATCCTTCGCCAGTTGCTGCTCGTGTCCCTTCGGGATGCCGGTCAAGGCAGCAGCCATTAGCGCCTGATGCATCCGCGCTGGCGAAGGTGGCCAGTCCAGCACCTCTTTCCGATCCTCAGTCAGCCGGACTCCTTGGTAGCTGTGTGCAACAAAGGTCCAGCGGAGAACAAGTGCTTTCATCACGCCTTCTTTTGCCTGCGCGCAGGCTTCGAAGCACCCCCTTCGGCAGGATTGGCTGGCGGTAGTGTTGCGCCTGTCGCAGATGCAACGCTGAAGTCCTCCCTCAGGGACTCCCTCGTGAGAACAAAAGGCCCTGTTTGGTCCGGGATCTCCAGGATACCCTTCGCTTGCTTCGCGACCGCTATCAGCATGCGGCGATCCTCGTAGAGCTTCTTCAGCGCCTCCTCCTCCGCGTAAGACCCATCGCCTCCTCGGAGTTCTAATTTGCGGGAGATCGTCAGCAACTCGCAGCCCGAACGCAGCCGGTGGCTACCGGTTAAGCGAGGGTACGCCTCAGCCAGAGCGGCCAGCGCGAAGAGATACCGCCTCGCGGCGTCTGTCTTTGCTACGTCAGTCTTATTGTCTTTGTCCTGACAATTCAGCCGGGCAATGTCCGTTAGCGAAATCAGCGCCAGACGTTCAATTCTTCCTTTCACAAGGACACCCCCAAGCCCCTCACTAAGTGCGTTGATGTAGCCTCGCTCGGCCATCTTGTCCTGATCTGATTTGTCGGCCGCCGGCTTATCCAGTACCGCTTTGGCGAACTCGTCGGCGGAGTATGGGCCGCTGTACAGGGCGTGTCGCCGACAGGGAACTACATCGAACGCATCGATCCGCGAAAGCAGGACGCGGGCATGCTTGTGCTGCGCTTCTTCTGCGCGACTGTCCCAAAAGCCAAAGACGACACTGGTGGGCATCAGTTTCAAAAGCTTCAAGGCATCGCCATTCGCAAACGCGCTGATCGCGGTCTTCACATCCTCCTTTTTGTCCGACAGCCGAACGCGAAAGTCAGCTACTCGATGGGGGAGCCGGAGGACGCTGTCTCCACCTCTCTTCTCACTGGATCGAGGAATCGTCACAGTCGCTTGGGGGACTAATGGCTGGAGGTCCGGGTCGTCGAGGAACGCTTCTTCCATTCGATTTGCCTGCGACTGGGGCGAGTCTAGCGCGCAACGCTCCGCACTGATGATCTGCTGGCGTTGCACAGTCGTCTTTCCCTTCCCACGAATCGTCTCTTGAACCTGACTGTACACGACGCCAGAAAGATCATAAACAGGCGGGTCATTATCCCCGGTTCCGGCGTACGATGCGGGGAATACCGGAAAGTCCATTCCGCCCGCGGGTTCCAGCGATTCGAGAACGCGAATCACTGCTGGTAGTTTTACGGCCGCGCCGGGTTTCCTGGTGTTCACACTCATCAAACGATCAAGTAGCTCGATAGCTTTGCTAAGATCGTCTTCCTGCACCTGGGATTCGGTCATGATGCGCATCTCCTATTTTTGTTCTTCGAGTATGGCCTCCGGGAAAAACCGGTAGGCGGCGCCTTTTCCGTAGGCGGCGCCGCGGGTTGTGGTCCGATAGCGCCGCGCGGGGAATCCATCAAGCCGCCCTGCAACAGCATAAGGCACTAGGCAAAGTGAGATTGGCTGGAGCCAGATGGAATACGAAACTGAGGCCTCACCTACTTGCCATGCTTGAACGGTGGCAAAGAATGAAGCGGTCGCGATGCTCAACAGTTCTATCGCCGGATAGACTGGATCCAGGTCCCCACTGCCGTCGTCATTGGAGCTGAAGCCGAGGTCGTATGCGTGTGAACCGACACGGCAGTCGAATCCCCAACTCCCGGCGCCACGTGCCAACTGGCAGAGCCAGGAATTCGTATGAGCCGGCAATAGAAGGCGCTGTTGCTGGTCCCTTAACAGCTTCTCTGGCGTGACCTGCGCTGAGAATGTCTTGAATGGTGAGGTCTTCTTCTTGCCGCTGGCCTCGGCGAGCAAAATGAAAGGGTTGCAGCCGATTTTGCTGCCGGCCACGAAGGTCCCTTGCTCCGCCGATCCGAAGCCTGGGACCCAATTCATGCGACGTACAAATCTGTCGGCAGCTTGGAACAAACTTGTCTCGGTAAGAGCCGTTTGCAAGACGAGCCCCTTATCACTCCACCAACATTGAGATTCGATCCGCCCGCCGTCAGAAGTTCTTCTCCTCGCGGCAAGGGCAATGAGCGCAACTCCGGAAAGAACATGGGCTAGATTGCGTTCGTCCAACGGGAAAGACAGTTCAGAGAGGCGATCACTGCTCATCGGCGTCGTCCTCTTCATCCGCTTGGCTCGCCGCAGTATCGGCTGCCTTGACCAATGCCTCCAGATAGGCCAGCCGCCAGGGGCCAAGCAGACGCTGGAGTCGGGAAAAACGCTCGGCTGATTCAACGCGTATCGCGGATTGCCGCTGCTTCGAGTACGGATGTTTCTCCAAGATGCGGTCGGCAAGCCAAGGCCTAACGTGCCCGTGGTGAGATGCGATCAAGTGACGCCAAAGATCGATCCAGATCTGCTTCTCAGAATCGGACAGTGCTGGCTCCAGGTTGGGCTGCTGTCCGCCAGTCAACTTAAGAAGTGACTCCCACTCGTGCCGGAATCCGCCCATCCTTGCTGGCTGTACAACCAGTGGCTTCGCCACAGGGTTCTTAAGATCCCTGTTCCCCATTGCCGACTGCCATTTGGGGTTGTTCTTCCCGAGGTCATGCACGCTCGATGCCTCGGAGATCAGAGAACGTAGGAATTCGCTTCTTGGGGCTACGGTCTCCGCTATCCGGCCGCCCACGTCTTCCGCGCGTCTCAGATGTTCGTTTAAGAGCTGCGGTGATTGCACCAGAGTCTTCACTTTAAGGTAGACAAATCGAAATTTGGCGGTACCGACGTCGAATGTTTGACTCACGCACTGCCGCCATACTTTACCCGCGGGCGGGTCGGGAGGTCGGTCACCAACAGAAGCACAGCCTGGTGGGTGCGATTCTCCAGCTGTGTTTACCGGCTCGATTCGCGAAGCTCCGTCTCCTGAAGTCAGCCGATGGTCACCAGGGTGGACTTCTTTCACTTGCCGCCAGTAGGAAGGACGTTGGGTCGACACTCCCCCCAGCACGTCACAAGTGGCAACATCGCCTGTATCCTCCAGTAGCTCGTTTAGACTATTGTGGCCTCTCGCCAATGTCGGCAGAACCAGGATCGCATCTGGCTTCAGGATGAACCCGCTCTTGCGGTCCAACCCGACCCGCCATTCCTCACCGTCAAAAACGGCGACTGGAATCTTCGACGCCTCCGAGGATTCGAGCCACGTCCTGGCCGCGGACATAGGAATATAGTGGAGTTCGGCGCGGCAGGGCGGAAACATCGTGAAAATCTCTTCGACACGGCCCCTGGTGGATTGCTCCTCTGATTCGTCTTCATGTTCAGGGCGGGACGCTGCTAGCCCGTCCATCTCCAGCCGGAAAGCGACACCGATCAGAGGAGTGCCTTCCTCGTCGGGTAGGATGCCGTAGAGAAACGGATGCACAGGCGTGAAGTAGTTTTGCGGGCTGGTGGTCGCCGACCAGTGCTCTATTTGAGAGGAGGTAAGGACCGGCACGGCGACGGGCCCGCCCGTTACAGGAGCCAGCCTGTGCTTTAGCCAAGAGGTGGGTGAGCGAGCATCAAGGACGCCTCGTGTGCCGAAACGAGCCCCCAGTAAAACTCTTTGCGTGGCCGCACTAATGAGTTCGGCTGGATCAAGTCGTTTTGGCTTTTTACCTCCGTTTCCCCCAGCCTCGATTTCATCGGCATTGTCTGCTCCTGCGCCGTTCGCATTAACTCCGGCTTGCTTCGAAGTGGCCATGTTCCAGTGAGCACCCACCAAGAACGAAGCCGAAGGGACATTTTCGTTCGGCAGTTCGGCGCGCAATGCTCGCGCCAACTGGATGATCCGCCGTCGAACGTCGCGCGGTGGCACATCCGGCTTGACGAAGATGGTCATGGTAGGCGCTTCGCACTGCCCAGCACGAAACCGTTGGCTGAGCCTACCGCGACGGTCCAACCGCCCAAGCCTCTGAAGCAAAGTGGGCAGCGAGGCAAAATCGCAGAGAACCGCTGATGCATCCGCATCAAGGCCAACTTCTGCCGCAGCAGTTCCGACCAGAAAGACGCTGTCCTTGATTTCGCCTGCTTCTTCGCCTTCCTCAGAAGGACGGAAGCGTATGAATACGGGGTGTTTCTCGATCCGATCACGTTCGTATCCGCGAAGTCGCCCCGTAATTGTCAGAACCCGGTCCTTGAACCGCTTCTGGAGATGTTTTTTGATTTTGTTCGCGACGCCTGGCTCGCGTACGAACACAGCAATGTTCTGGTTCGCCCGGCCGAGCGCTGCGGCCTCCGCCCCAATTACTTGGTCGAATTTCTCGTCCGCGGTAATCCATCTGATCTTCACCTGTCGTGTTTGTGCGGCTATGAGACGATCAAGGAGGCGTGGATCGTCTTCGTCGTCAGGAATGAGTGTGAAGATCGAATCTGCGTTGGGTGGTGGCAGGGACGGAGTCGCGGACAGCTCCGTGGCCCAGAAAGAAAGGTGTTCGAACGTAGCGGAAAGCGCCGCAGGAATATCTCGGTCGGCCTGTTCAATGAGCCGGCGCGCTTGACGGAGCGTAAGCAGGAACTCCGGTACGAGGTGGGCTTCGTCTACACAGATCCAAGCATCTACTCCCAGGAGAGCAGCCTGCAAAGGTCGGCTCCATTTGCCGAGACCGTACCCTTGGAACAGGAGCCGGCTGCCGATCTGGTCAACTGTACCGATAATGAGTTGTGGCACCGAGGGGACAACAGACCACTCTCGGTCATCCACCAATTGACCCCGAAGTTGGACAACCCGAAAAATATCCGCTGGGTCTCCGCTTAAGGACACCAGTCCCTTCCGTAGTTCAGAGAGCTCGCAATTGCCTGCCGAGAGCTTGGCCTCAAGCTGGCGGGCCAAGCGAAAAACCTGCTGCACAAGCACGCGCCGATTCACGACCCAAACGAGGCGCCGAGGGACCGGCTTCCGCGAACCCCGTTCCAGCCCATACCATGCCAACGCCAGGATCCAGATAACGGTGACGTCGGTTTTGGCGGCCCCAGTGGGGAGGTCAATAAGGTTTGGATGCCATCCCTCCGTGAGTCTCTCGAACAGCCTATGCATCCATCTCATGGGAGGCTGATCTCGCAGCGCGGTGTAATACCATTCGAAGAACTGCTCGGGACTTTGAGGCGAGAACTCGGTGGGTTGGATGTCCGTTTGCATCTCGATGGTAAATCGGTATTTTACTCCTGCATCCACTGGCTGCGTGCTACCCGCGGCACAAGCGGAGGCGTAAGTCGCGCAGCTAGGGCATCGATACGGTCTGCCTCTCGCTCCAACGACAACCCCATCGAGATGAGCGCCTGGAGTGCGGCGAAGGCGTAGACGCGGCAGTCGAAGGCCTCGCCGCGCGTTGCCTTCTTCCGCCGCCACTCCCGTACTGGTGCGCCGCGTGAGTAGGTCGTCACCAGGATCTCGGACAACAGTTGCTCGAAGTATTCCTGGCTCCGATCCGCCGGGAAGTGGCAGAAGCCGGGAGAGGGCTCGACGATCTTCAGGCGTCCGTAGACCGTCGACTTGGCGCTGTCCACGCCCACGGTGTAGAGTAACGTCCCGTTCTTGCGGCTCGGGCGTTTCGGCCACACCGGCAGTGGCCCGGCCTTGCCCTTGATCGCGAAGACCCGCTGGTGGAACCGGCCGCGCGCAAACTCGTAGACCTGCTGCGTGTGAAAGCCCGAGTCGATACAGCATGCCGAGACTGGCAGCGTGATGCCACGCTCATGCGTCCACGGCTGCGCCAGCAGTTCGTCGAGAGACTGCCATACAGCCGGCGCGGAGGGGTCGCCCGGCAACACCTGGTATGCGACGGACCAGGACTCCTCGCCGCGGCCCCAGCCGACGAGTTCCACTTCGAGCCGGTCGGCCTGCACGTCCACGCCGCACGTCAGCAACGCCACCCCGCCTGGCAACTTCGGTATGTAATGCTCGCGGCGCGCGATCAACGTGGCGAGGTCCACCGAGGTATGCGCTTCGTCGTCCCACGGCTCGCCGAGCGCAGTGTTGATGAATGTGCGAAGCGTCTCTGGGCTTTCCTTGGCCTCCAGAAACTCGGCGGCAGTCTCGCCCCACTCTTTCCACGGCGAGTACAACTGGTTGATCCAGAAACCCGCGACCTTCGAGCCAGGATTCGCCGGCCGCCACTCACCGCACGCCAGCATCCACGGCTTCTTGAACGCCGGGATGTGGACAGCGCAATGCTCGCAGAGATACGCCGCGCCCTCCGGATCAGTGTCTGGCCACTCTACGCTCGGCCAGCGAAGGATCTGGAAGTGCCCACACTCTGGGCACGGCACCCAGTAGCTCTGCCGGTTCGATTTCAGCCAGGCCGCCTCCACCCGGGATGCGGCCTTCACCGTCGGCGAGGAAACCATCACAATCTTACGATTCCAGAACGTCGCCGTGCGCTTGATAGCCAGCGCCACCGGGTCGCCTTCAGTACCAGCGCTGGCTGGATAGCGGTCTACCTCGTCGAGCAGGACATACCGGATGGGCCGGGCGGCGAGGCCTGCCGCAGAGTTCGCGCCGGCGATAGTGATGTGGCCTCCGGGGAAACGCTTGTGGAGCGTGGTGTTGTTTGCTTCGCGCGTCCGGACGTCCGAAACCTTGCCACGCAAGCACGGCGTGTCGCGCAGCATGGGCGCGAAGCGGTCCTTGGACCATGACTTGCCGTCCTCGACGCGCGGCTGTACGACCAGCAGCGGGCCCGGATCGCGGTCCACGATGTAGCCGACGAAGTTGTTGAGGATCTCGGTCTTGCCGATCTGGGAACTGCTCATCACCACGACCCGCTCGTACGGGCTGTAAGGAGAGAGCGCGTCCATGATGGCGCGCTGGTAGGGCGCGCGGTCGGTGCGCCAGTCGCCGCGCTCGGCCGACGCCTCCGACGATAGACGGCGGTTCTGGTCAGCCCATTCGGAGACCGTCTGGCGCGGCGACGGCTCAAGCGAATCCGCCAGGCGCGTCACGCAGACCTCAAGCCCCATGGCGGATGTCCTCGGCGAGGCCCTTCAGAATGACGGTCACCTCGGTGTCGAGGATCTCGCGGACCCGGCGCACGTCAGTCTCGGCAGCCAATTGCGGCGCAAGCTTGCTGGCGATCCCGAGCACGCGGTCACGGATCTGGCGGCCCAGCGTGTACCACTTGATGCTGACTTCGTCAGTCGGGACGAGCTTCCCAATCCGCGTCTCGTACTCCAGCTTCTTCAGCTTCGCGGAGAACACCTCGCGCGCCAGCCGGGCCTGCGCAAACGTGGTCGGCTGCTGGCTGACGGGCGCCTCGTCGGGTCTGTCATCCAGCACGGCGTCCGACGCGGTGGCATCCGCCATGCGCCCGCGCATAACCAGGATGCCCGCCTTCGCCAGTTTGCCGATGTACTGCGGGCTCTTGCCGCGATGCCGGGCGTATTGCGCCTGGGTCATAAGGATGGAGTTGTTGTTCATTGGTGTCGGCAACCTGCTGATATACTGAAACCAGGATCGGTATGGACATTCATCTCGATTCGCGGGGCGAACACCTGATCGAGCAGCAGCTCCGATCGGGCCGCTATCACTCTGCCGAGCAGGTCGTTGTCAGCGCGCTCGAGGCCCTCGCCGGAAACGGTACCCCTCGCACCGATGACGAGCGACGCAAGGCTGTACAAGACATGCTGGCCTTCGCGGAAAAGCATCGTTTGACGTTGGGGGAAGGCGTCCGCATTCGCGACCTGATCCACGAGGGGCACAAGTACTGATCGATGTCTCCGTTCGTGGTAGACGCCTCGATGACGTTGAGCTGGTGCTTTTGGGACGAGGCGACACCACAGAGCCGCGCCGTGCTTGCCGCCCTCCAAACCACCTACGCCGTCGTGCCAGCATTGTGGCCGTTCGAAATCGCGAATGGCCTGGCAATTGCCGAACACCGGAAACGCATCAGCCAAGACCAGATCGCGGAATTCCTGGAAACGCTGCGGAGGCTCCCGATTCAGGTGGAACGGCGGGAGGCCGTCTGGCTATGCCAGGCGATCATACAACTTGCCCGTGACCACAAGCTGACGGCGTACGACGCCGCCTACCTGGACTTAGCGAGGCGGGAGCAACTGAGCCTCGCCACTCTGGATCACGACCTTCGAGAGGCTGGCCTTGCCCTCGGTGTGGCAGCCGTTGCCTTTTGAAGTCTCCCACGGCATCAACCTGTAAACCCGTTTTCTGGCCTGTCACTGGCCAAAGCGTGCCATCGTTTCACCCGCCGCCCGGCTCGCGAAAAGGGTACCAACGCCGCCGGTCCCGGTGACGGGTTCGAGCCTGTGACGGCTTGTGACCGGTTTTTCTCAAAAACGGTCCTTATACGCGCGGGGCGAAGAATGTTTTGAGAAAAAGGCATCACAACTCGTCACGCCGCAAACCCGTCACACCTCTTCTCCCGAGGCGCCGCCTTGGGCCAGCAGGGCGATGCCGGCGTAGACCGTGCCGTGCCGCCGGTGTTCCTTCGCGAAGCCCCGATCCTTCAGCCGCCTGCCGAAGAGCGTCTCCGTGATGGCATTCTCGCCCGCGCCCTCGGCCCACGTGCGGTAGCACTCGTACAGTTGGCGGGCTTTGCCGGTGAACGAGTCGGCGACCACGCAGCACTCCTCGATGAAGCGCCCGAGTTGGTCGTTCTCCGCGCGCCAGTCGTCGTTGGCGGCGACAACTTCGGGAGGCTTTTCGAGGCCATGCTGCCGCCACAGCTTCGCACCTTCCACCGCCCAGGCGAGAATGCCCTCGGCTTCTGCCAAGAGCTTCCTGGGCAGGCCTTTGTCGATCTCCTCGGGCGGGATCGTGACCGTGAACGGGATCGGGTGCAGGCGATTGAAGGTGGCCTGGTCGTCCGCGGCGCGGATCGTGGGCTTGGAGTTGGTGTCCATCCACAACTTGTGCGTCTCGGGGAACTCGATGGGATTCTCGTACTTGCGCGTAGCTTTGATCTTGCCCATGCCTTGCGTGATGCGCTTCAGCTTGCCTTGTGAGAGGCGTTGGCCCTCCTCCGTTTCGGACGTCATCACGAAGCGCGCGCCGCGAAGGTCGGCGAGATCCGCCTGGGTGTTGTTGCTCTCCTGGCGCGCCATCAACGTGTCCACCTGGAGCAGGACGGAATACTCCTCAAGCAACAGCAGGAACGTCGAGAGCAAAGTGGTCTTCCCGTTGTTGCCCTTTCCGAATGGGACGAAGACGGCTTTCTCCTCCGTGGTGCCGGTCAGCGAGTACCCGAGCGCGCGCTGCAAATAGTTGACCATGCGCTCGGCGCGGTCGAGTTCCGGTTCGGAGGCGTCCGGATGGTTGCCCATCATGCGCGCGACGACGGTCTGGAACAGCGGGCAGCCGGCCTGAGGATCGTAATTGTGATGGACGAGCTTCGTGATGAAGTAGGCTTGGTTGTGCGGCGCCAGTTCGCCGGTGCGAAGGTCCAGAGTGCCGTTGAGGAAGTTGATCAGGAACGGGTGCGTGTCGAGTTCGCCGGGCGTGATCACCAGCTCGCATTCCGCCATTGTCAGGAGGTTGGCTATCCGGCGCGCGTCGAGCGACACGTAAGCGAAGTGCTGGTGATCTTCGTCCTCGGCGTGGGTGGCTTCCGCGAGGTAGTCGAGCATGGCCTGCTTTGCCAGGCGGCGCGCCGCACCCTTGTCGTCCACGGCCCAACGGCGGTCGTCCCAGACGAGCCATTTCTGCAACGCTGGACAGTACCGAAGCCGGTCACCGAATTTCAGAATCAGGCGGTCGGCATTGCCGGTGTCGTTGCGCAGGAACTCCAGGAGGGGGAACTTCCGGGAGACGACTTCCGCCGAATCTGGCGGAAGTGAAGGTGCCGGGCGAGCGGAAGGCAACTCGACGGACTTCACGGTCTCAACCAACGACCGCAATTGCTCCGCGGTACCTCCCCCTTCGATCCAATCCCAAAGGTCGCCCTTCGACGGCAAACCAGGCAAGCGAATGATCTTCACTTCTGGAACATGCGGGGCGAGGGCCTTGGACACGACTTCACCATGGGTCTCACCCTTCTGGTCGCGGTCGACGATGACGCGGAGGCGCTTGCCGACAAGCGGTCTCGTGTAGTCGGCGCACCACTTGCCCTCACCGTCGGGCGAGCAGGTGGTGACGATGTCCAATTCGGCCGCGCCGCGGTCGGCGGCCTTCTCGCCGTTCACAATGAAGACCTCCTCCGCGGCCGCGAGCGTGTTCAAGCGGTAGAGGATCGGATGCTTACCGGCCTTCTTCCGCGCGACCCAGCCGCCGTTCGAGGAGAGCGCATACTGCCGGAAGGTCTTGTCGTTCTGCTTGTCGATGAAGCGGACCTTGACGTAGGAGAAGCGCCCATCGGCTTCGAAGTACGGGTAGATGGCGCTGTGCTTCCAGCTCTGCTCAGCCTCGACCTTCTCAATCCGCCGGCGCAGATACTCGTGCTGCCAACCCGGCAGCCCCCACTTCATCTGCGGCTCCGGTTCGATGGGGCGTAGGTCCGGCCTGCCGACGATGCGGCGCACCTCGCGTGCGGCGTCGGGAAAGTCGGCGCTCGACAGTGCCATCTCCAGGTCGTAAATCGACCCGCCGCGTCCGCACTGGCTGTGGCACATCCAGAGGCCGGTCTCGGCGTTGACAGAGAAGTTGTCGCCCTCGCCGTCGTGGATAGGACACGGCGCGCGCCACTCGCGCCCCCGTTGGTTCAGGCGCGGCAGCCTGGCGGCGTAGTAGGCCGAGATCTCCACGGGCGTCAGGTCGCCATGGGAATGGACAGCCGTGCTCACGGCTTCTCCTTCACCACCTCGCGGATGGCGCGCCGCTGGACGCGCATCATCACGAGCATCGTGGTCTCGACCTCCGGGTCGTGGCGATGGTCCGGATCGGCCAGGCGCAGCAGATGGTCGATGATCTTCTGCGTGGTGGCGCTCGGCGTCCCGCGTTTGGGCGCACGAATCCTCTTCTGTTTCACGTTGGGTTTCCTTGACGGCTGCGGCTTCCGGGGACCGCGCACAACGGACGCTGCGCGTCCTGTGCGCGGGGAAGCGGCGCGATTATGCCGTCAGGATGGGAAGGGCAAAATGGGGAACCGCCGTTACTCCATTTACTCCATTTACTCCATTAAGGACGGCGGCGAAAAACGGGTACGAGGAATCAGTGAGTTACGTGGCCAAGAATCAACGCCTTGGACGCATAAGTCTTTTGTTTACAAACGGCGCTTAATTTCCCAAGCTGGACGTCGCGGGTTCGAGTCCCGTCTCCCGCTCCATTTCTTCTCTCTACGTCTTTACTGGGGGAAGTACTGCCTCCAACCTTCTCAACATCACGATACGTTCAATTTTTTGCCGGTTGTTTTTGAAGTTGCGGCAGCCGTAGGCTTGCCGCTGCATCACCTCCATCTCGGTGTGGAATCCCTCGCTGATGCTGTTGTTGCGGGTGAAGCGCCACATGGTGGCCAT